TTTCGAAAACCAATCTTCCTTATGACAAATATACATTATATTGGCTTGAATGTTTTTATGGGCATTTTTAACTTCGTTATGTGCATAAAATACCCGACCATTCCGGTTTTTACCTTTTGACAGTCGAACTGAATGGCCGCCTCTATATAGTCGGGATATTATGTCGAACCTCCAATTGGTGCCTGCCGCGTCGGTATAAGTCCATTCAAAATCGTGATGGCGATGCTTCTTTGTAGGTTCGACCAATTTAATTTGATAACTTAAGCCGATTGCTAAATTTTGCTCCATCTCATTTGCTTTTTTAATTCTCTCTAGCTTATTGCCGATGCTGATAAGGTCTTTACCAGTTAATCCCATAAGTGTGCAATAACCGACCAGCTGTCTGATTTGTTCTTGCTTATTGTCATCGAATCTTCGAAACTTGAGATCTTCGGTGGTCATATTACGTCCATTTTAATTGAAATAATAAAAGGTCTTCCGAAGATTTCAAATAGATAAACCGTTCAATTGGAATAATATTCCAAGCCCAACGATGAGACAAAGAAGTTTCGTCGAGTTCACTGTTTACTGCTAACTGTAAGTAATGACTCAATTCACAGCTAGGGCCAAATGTATCCCACGCCCAATGTCTATAGGTTAAAAAATTTTTAAACCCCGCGGGACCTCTTAACTCAAGTCTATACTTGAAATAAATAGATCCTGTGTGTCTTCTATCTAATTTTACGATATTCATTGAAATCGGGGACTTATAGGCGAAAGGAGTTAAATGCCTTGCCCCGTAATCTTATTTAGAAGAATTTGCGGCTACGATGTATTTGCCAAAACGTTTATGGAACTCATCGAAGTGCTTGAGTTTACCTGGGACAAACGGCAATCCATAGGTAGTCAATGCAACACGAGCACCCATAACGGTCAACTCTGTAGTAAAGTTATCCATCATAAAACGGAAGAAATTATCCGCCATGGTATGGAACTTTTCGTCGGGTTTGCCCTTGGCCTTTTGCACATAGTCTTGAAGTTCATAACACAGACTGACCGTAAGTGAATACATCGCAGAAATTTCTTTGATTTTCAACTCAGTGATAGTACCAGCCAAGATGTGTTCGGGCTTAGGCAATTGACCTGCAATCTTCCGATGTGCCATAAATTTGATAGCAATACCTTCGCCCACGGCACCCGAGATCAAATCGGTCAGTTCGCTATCAGTACAATCGTTATCTTCCAACAATTCAGACACAAAAGTCCAAGACCGAGGTGTAGCGAATGCGCGACTAGAGCTACGCGGATCGAAGTTATACAAATCCTGTTTGGCGAAACCAACATAACCGATAACATCGGCGCTGATTTTATTAAGAGTAGCCCATTGTTCCCACGACTCGTGATCTACTCGCATCTCCAAGTGAACAAAACGGTTAGCCAACGGAGCAGGCATACGATAGGTAACACCTTTGTCAGTTTCACGGTTACCTGCGGCAATCACAACAACATTCTTTGGAAGTGTGTACTTACCGATGCGACGGTTCAATACTAGCTGATAAGCTGCGGCTTGAATGCTAGGAGCCGCGGAATTCATTTCGTCCAAAAACAAAATTACGATGGGATATTCCGACGCCACTTCTTCGCTAGGCAAATCAATGGGAGGAGCCCAATCCATCAAGCCCGAGTCTTTGTTGTAATAAGGAATACCACGAAGGTCAGTGGGTTCCATTTGAGCCAAACGAAGGTCGATCATATGACCTTTCATATCTTCAGCAATACTAGCAACCAATTCTGATTTGCCAATACCTGGAGGGCCCCACAAGAACAAGGGTCGTTGTTTTTGGAAACACTTGGTAATAGCACGACGAGCAGTCTGTGCGGTTACTGTACGGTTTTCACTGATGTTTACGTCTTTCGACATTGCTTTCTCCTTTGTGTTAAAAACTATATTATATAAGAATCTTGAATTATTGTCTGTTACATTTATACAACAGACAGCATATTAGCAGGAACTCGCCAGCCACCAAAGTTGGTGCCGTGTTCTCGAATTGTAATAAATTTACGACCCACTTTTACAACTTCACCAGTAATGGTTTTACCGCCGCGCGATTTTGCATTGAATTGCACGTGAGTACCGATAACCATCTTGCCAACATTTTGTTTGGTCAGACAATTGCGACAGAATTGAATGGCATTGATAAACTTGCCGAGATCGTCATTGGTCCAGTTACCTGCAACAATCGCTTGGGTAATTGCATTTGCATCCATTTTCAACTCCTGTTTTGTTACTGTATGTCAATATTATAGCAAAAATCGGATTTTCGAGCAAGTAATACTTGAGTATTACTTTTCCAAGGCATAAGGCTTGTTCCACTGCCCGATGTTAACATCGACATACCAGCCCACATCAAAGTAGTCAGATTGGATGTCACTACGGTCGTGGTTGCCGTTGTTCAGGGCAGGAATAACTTCTTCCAAGAACTGTTTGGCGCGACCACTGAAGTGTTCATGATACCAATAGGGATTGACTTGGATGCTTTTGCTAGCAGGATTGATATGGCGGTTGCCAGTAGGATCGCGCTCGGCAATAGTGGCATTGTAGTTGCCAATGAAGTCAATATTGCCTTGACGCACATTCAGCACAAGTGTTGAATGATGTCGAACCGCCAGCGATGCTTTGACATTGTACTTTTTACAAATCGCCTTGATCGCGGGGGCCAATTGTGCTTTGCGTTCTTGACTAACGTATGCCATTTTTCAACTCCTGTTTTGTTACTGTATGTCACTATTATAACAAATTGGGGAATTTCGAGCAACCAAAAAAATGTATACTTAGGTATTACTTTCTAAGTTGTCCAAGTAAGAAGCAAGATCGCCGCCCATTAATTGCAACCAACTAGCATCTTGTTCATCTAATACAATGAACTTGGAGGTGCGGCTCCAATAATAGTAAGGGCCTGGGAAAAATCTTTCTAATTGTAAAAGATTTTTATTTGACAATGGACGATCTAGATCAAATTGGTAAATTTGAATCTTAATTTCTTTAATGATAAATTGATAGCCCGTTAGACTTAATCGTATGCTGGTATTGTCGGTATGATTATGCCATAAAAATTTTAACTCAGACGGTTTGCGATTTATTTGTAACCCAAATATTTTCGATAACTGACTCTGAGTATATCTTTTAGGGGAATACTTGTTGACCACCTGACATTAATACCACTGTAAATTTATCTGTTTTGAACAATTTGTTTAGCTTTTTTGCTAAATTAATTGCGTGACCCGGATTGCTAAATGATGTTTTTTTATATTTCGGACCGGGGTAATTGACTAACATATTGGAACTTTTTAAATTGATAGGTCCACCGTTATACAGTACCGACCATATACCTTCGCTACTTAAAACCTGTTCGGATTTATAAGTTGCTTTATCTACGTGTTCGATGATTATCGTTGGTTTAGGTCTGCTCATACTGTATATTTATGTAAGAAACTTATGTAGTTAAAATCTATAGTTTCTTACAAAAAGTTGTAATATTTTTGTTAGTTTGATACTAAATCTCCGAGAATTTCGTTAGCTGTTTTTAAAGCATCTAACATCTCTTTTTTAGTTTTAAATGGGCCTTGATATTCGTAACGATTTAATGTAATTAATTTAGGGCAAAGACTTTTTGCCCACCCATTGTTAAATTTAATGATATAATGGCCTGCACAATAAAAACTTTTACTTTTACTGGTCTTAGTAAAAACCCCAAAATGTCTTTTCACATCCCACAGTTGATTCCAGGGCTTAGATCTGACAGGAAATCCATATACATCAAATTCGGGGGGTTTGCTCTTTTGTTTTATTTCTTTATCAAAAACAATATTATATGCTTTACTCAAAAGTTTTATGGTTGGGAATCGTTCCCTATGGGTGTCGTCAACATAAACAACACCCCCGCCATCTACTGCCTGTATGGTAGCAATTTTATTACCTTGGTCCTCTACAATCCAAAATTTGTTTTTTAATACGGGTTTTGCAATCAAATCAGTCATTGTCGTTAGAACTTTCATTTTTATATTGTTGTTTTAGCCAGTCTTGATATTGTGTGAAATATTCTTCCATCGAATATTTAGGCATAGTTTGATACCATTCCATATATTCGTCTACGTGCTTGAGCCACATTTCAGTCAGCCACTGTTGGAACTGCATCATTGAGTTTCCTCCCCGTCAAGCATAGCATCATAGTAAGTTGCAACTACATCGCGCACATATTGAATAATTTGATCTTCTTGGCTAACCTGTTTGTACTCGACATCGTCGTATGCTGTCCAGACATCGAGTTGTCTATTCTTTGAAAATTGTTCAATTGCTTCAAAGGTGTCGGGATTAAACCATTTAAAATGGGTATCACTTTGTGGAATAGACACCTCTAGTTCGTAAACTTCTTGATTTTTTCGATCGAATATACAACCGATTACTTCTTGATTGTTGATGTCAGAAAAGTTTAAATAGATGGCGTCGCTACCATAGCATCCCCACAAAAATGCTTCAGACCCACATATGCGCCCATCGGCCGCATTAATAACATCAATTATTTTCATGTGATAATTTCTCCCACATTAGTTCTCTGTCGTAAATATATGCTACGGGTTTCAACCACCCATTGTCAATACATTCTCGAATAATCATTTTATACTCTCGAGGGCATTCATTTGTAACTTCGAACCCTGCTCGGGGAGTCATAATCAATCCGTTAGTCAACATCCAATCTTTGTCGGACGGTTTAACTGTACGAATACAGGATATAAATGATTCGTAGTTATTTTCATTCATGGTGGTTATTCGTCGGGGTAGCCTTCAGACAAAAATTCACTGAAACCAGAACTGCTTTCACTGAGCTTAATGAGATCGTACTTCCCACAAAACTTTAGAAACTGTGCACCGATCATTGGTCGTTTTTTCGGTTTAGAGTTTGATTGAATAGTTTCGATGATATCCAATTTAACATTATCTGGTTGAGCACTGAGATCGACTAGGATTCGATTTCGATTATAATCATCTAAAACTTTATGTTCGTTACCATGGTGGTCGACCCAACGTTGCAGCATTAAATTGTTCCAAGCGAACCCTCGTTGATTTCTGTCATTAAATGCTTCTAATAGTTTGGTTTTTCTTACGCCCGGATACGCACTAAAGATGTTATCAGTCGGATCACCACGAACACATTTTTCAAACAGGATCCATTCTGGGTCGGGAATTTGTTTAGGTTCTTTAGTTTTCTTATCGATTACAGGTTTACCTTTTTTGTCAAAGATACCTTCGAGAGTATGTAATTCGTCAGCGATGCCATTATATTGATTAACATTTTCTGCCAGTAATTGGTGAAAATCTGTGTCCGAACTGATTATGGTGTGATGGTCTTCGGGGTGAGCTTGGATCCACCCTGCTACAAGATCGTCTGCTTCTAAATTGTCATGAACAAGAACTGTACAATTTGTCTTATCTTGTAAAAAGGATTTCAGCGTGTCGAATGCGTCCCAAAAGAGTTGTTCTTCTTCTTTTTCGGACTCACTTAATGCCGCACGTGCAACCGCACGGTTCTTTTTATACGGTTCATAGTAGTCTTTTCGCCACGATCTACCTTCTAAACAGAAAACCACGTGATCCGCTTGTTGTTCGCGCCAGGCTTTATTAACACTACTTAAAGTAACGTGAATAGCAAAGCCTAGTCGGTCCCACGTGTCGGATTGAC